AAGTACTACCGCCGGGACGCGGGACCCGAAATCATGAAGACGGTCGTTGTCGGGATTATCGGGCTGTTCGCCGGTATTGTCCTAGCGATAGGGCTGTCATGAAGACCGCGGCAGCACTGGTCGGCGTGGCGCTTGCCGCGATTCTGGTCGCTGCGGTTCTGATCGTGGCGGCGCTGGTCGGCGTGGCGCTGTGAGCGGGTACATACCGACACCGAAGCCGCGCTGGCTGGCCTATACGGTCGCCGTGGTGTTTAACGTGGCGCTGGTAGCATTCCTTGTTTACGGAGCGCTAGCTGGCTGTACGAACTAATAGAAAGGGGTATGCTGATATGGGCGAAGTGATAAAAGGGCCGTGGGGAGCTTCTAAGGCGGTCGGGGAAAGTTTCCCGGACGATATTGTGGCGATTGTGGATAAGTTTCCAGGGTTATCGCTGACGCCGGGCGGTATTATTAACGGGAAAGACGCGATATTACCCGACGGTAGGACCGTGAGCGGGAACGGCTACACGCGGACGACCGGGCAGTGGCGCGAGAACATGGAAGTTATGAACAGGTACGACGTCGAGGTCGTGTGCCTTAAAACCATGAAGCACGGATGGGTTGACGCCGACAAGCTGGAAGGCTTCTTCAAAATCGAGGAACTGGCGTAATGGGCTGGCACTCCGAGATCATATCACGCAAGAACTGGCTGCTATTGGAACTGAGTAGCGGCCGGCGGGTACGGATGACCTTCGAGTGGCGAAGCAAGAAATCATTCATGGGGCGGTTCGGGGGCGGCTGGAACTGGAAAGTGGGAATCGATGTAGGAAGTACCACTGTCATTTTCAACCTGCTGGTATTTTATATTCGCATTGACTGCGGGGCGGGGAAGTGAACGATGGAAATCGAACTGCTTGAAAATATCCATTCGGTACTGCGGGCCATTTTCATTATGCTGATATGGGTTGCTATAGGGGTATGGCGGAAATGAACCTGACCGTTCCGGAACGTTTCTGGATATGGCGACGCCGCCGGGGGATGTCGGAAACCCTATGTTCGATTGCGATCGGCTGTTCCAGGGGGACGATACGAAGGATTGAAGCCGGCGATACTTGGCCGGGTAAGTGGCTGCCGACGGCCGCGCTTCCGGCACTGATAACCGCGGGCGAGGAAGTAGCGGTACTGCGCCGACGGGCCGGCTGGACGCCTGCTGAACTGGGGGACGCGATCGGTGTTTGCCGACAAACGGTCTATCGTATTGAAAAGAATGAATTAATGTTAACGGAAGCCGAATATAGGTCGATCGGTAAGGCGATTAAATACCAGCTAAAAAGGGACTGGTATACGCCGTCTGGGTAACGCTTTAATTGTAAGTTACTGATAAGTAGGCAAGAAGCGCGGTCCGGGGTCGCTGGGGGCACAAACTTCCCTATATAGAATATACTATATACTATGCGAAAATCAGGAATGGGTAAAAGGGGTGTTTTAATTTATTTTGGTTAGTATATAGTATATTTTCTCTTTTATTTGTTAATTATCCATGGAATAGGGGAACTTCTTTTGTATTCTACTTAGAATATAAGCTGGAATATGTCATAATGTACAAACTTAGAGTACACTCTAAAAATAAAGTATGCTCTAAATATGGACAGTACAGTAAAGAACATCAATAAATACATGAAACTTACTGATCCGCTAACATTTTTCACTCGCCGGGTTGCTTTTGGTTTTCAATTTCCTGTAGTATAGATGGTATTCTTTATATAGGAAGTTTCGGAACCCTATCCATGACCATGAAATTCAAGCAGCGCCGTCTGGCGTACGAATATTCCCGAACTGATGACATCGTAAAGTCGGCCGACGCCGCGGACGTGCCGATCGAGGAAGCAACTGCCTTGATCCGGGACCCGGAATTCATCAAACTGGTAGACGCTGACCGGGACGCGTTGCTGCTTACTGAAATGGAAACGGCGGAACGTATCATAGCGCGGTACGCTAATATAGCAAACAATGATCCGGGCGAATTCTTTCTGGGCGGTTGTGCCGGGTACGAGCCGAAGCCGGTCGAGATACTGACGAAAGCCCAGCGGCAATGCATTAAAAAAATCACGCATTCACAGCATGGAACTACGATCGAATTCCACTGCCCGATGCGCGCTAACGACAAACTGGCCGAGTTCCGGAAGCTATTCATTGCCACCGAAAGCAACGAGACAACCGAAGAAAAAGCCAGTCGTATCAGGGAACTGCTAGCAGGAATCGATAGTGCAACGACCGGTATCACTGCTCACTAAACGCTGGGAGCCGCTACGGCACCACTGCGAACAGCAAAAGTTCTGGGAATGCCGGGAGCGCTTTCAAGTCGTGCCCGCCGGTCGGCGATCGGGTAAAACCGAGATCGGAAAGCGCAAAATTATTCGTTCTGGACTGGCTGCTAACGGCTTATCGCCAAACTTTTTCCTTGGAGCACCGACCCGCGATCAGGCGAAGCGTATATTCTGGAAAGACCTTAAGGCTATGCTTCACAAGGACATTGTTACTTCAGTGTCCGAATCCGAGCTGCGTGTAACCATTGCGAACGGTACGACATTCTTCGTCGTGGGCATGGACAAGCCGGAACGTATCGAGGGTACGCCATGGGATGGCGGTTTGCTTGACGAATACGCCAACATGAAATCGCATGCTTGGGGCGAGAACGTGCGGCCGGCGCTCGAAGACCGCGGGGGCTTCTGCATATTCACTGGTGTTCCGGAAGGGCGCAACCACTATTACGACCTGTACAAGGCCGCGGGCGTTCGCGACGGATGGGCACGGTTCAAGTGGAAAAGCGCCGATATCCTACCGCCGGCAAGAATCGAGGCGGCACGGCGTGACCTTGACCCGATGACATTCGCGCAGGAGTACGAAGCCGACTTCCTGAACTTCGAAGGCCGGGCATATTACCCATTTCTTGAGGAATTACATTGCGAAAAACTTACAGATCGGTATAATATTAATGGTGACTTGATTTTGTGTTTCGACTTCAATGTCAACCCGGGAACGGCAACAATCGCGCAGGAAATGGATTTTCCACGCCGGCAGGCAACGGACGATCCCGTTATTGTCGGCGGCGCGCAATTGTTCGCTGATCAGGAAGCACCCGCGGAACACGGAACAGGGGTTATCGGCGAAGTTCACATACCGAACAACAGCAATACACCCGCAGTCGTCAAGAAATTTGTGGCCGATTGGGGAACGCATCAAGGGCGCATATTCGTGTACGGCGATGCGACGGGCGGCAGCCGGAAAACGAGCGCCACCGAAGGCAACGACTGGGACTTGGTAAGGAACGGCTTATATAGCCATTTCGGCAGCGAACAAATCCATATGCGTGTCCCGCGGGCGAACCCGTCGGAACGTTCCAGGGTAAACGCTGTTAATACGCGCCTGATGGACGGCGCAAATCGCATTCGCATGATGGTTGACCCGGCAGCGGCACCCATGTTAACGAAGGACTTTGAAGGCGTTCGACTGCTGGCAGGCGGTTCGGGCGAGATCGACAAAAAGCATGACCCGAAATTGACCCATTTATCAGACGGCGTGGGATATTACATTGCAAAGCAATTCCCTGTCCGTAAAGTTCAAACCGTAGTCGAGGCATTAAACTTATGAGTAGCAAGACAAATCCAGTCGCGAACCCTACTGCGGCATATACGGCAATGCTTAAGAACTGGAAGCTTGTCGACACATTATGGGGCGGTACCGACAGCATGCGGGCGGCGGGTAAAGTGTACCTGCCTCAAATGCCCGAAGAGCCGGAAGCCGCGTACAAAGCACGGTTGCATCAATCGGTACTGACGAATATCTACAAGGACACCATCGAAAAACTGGTATCCAAACCCCTCAAGCAGCCGGTTACCCTGAAGGACGACGTACCAGACAAGCTTCAGTTACTGCGCGAGAACATCGACGGACAGGCGACCGACATCGACGTATTCACGCAGCAGATCGGCGAATCAGCCATGAACCACGGCTTGACCCATATATTAGTGGACTACCCGCCGCAGGACCCGAACGAACTGCACGCCATGCAGAAGAACGTCCAGCCATACGCCGTACATTACGAAGCGACGCAGGTTATCGGCTGGAAATCGAAGGTGGTCGACGGCAAGCGGATGCTCACGCAGGTACGGGTACTCGAAGAGTCACACGAAGACGTTAACGAATTCGAACAGCAACTTGTCAAGCGCATACGGGTACTGGAACCCGGATTTTATCGCGTTTACGAGTACAAGGACACGTCCGAAGGCGGCGACTGGGTACTGGTCGACAGTCACGAAGTCATGGCCGGCGGCAAAACACTTGAATTCATTCCGTGGGTTACGGTATACAGCAACAAGAAAGGCTTCTTCGTCGGCGAGCCGGCAATGCTGGACGTGGCGCACTTGAACGTGACGCACTGGCAGTCGGACAGCGATCAGCGGAACATCCTGCACGTTGCCCGGGTACCTATCCTATTCGGTTCCGGTCTAGGGGACGAAGAGTCTATCGTAAAACTGTCGATCGGCGCTACGACCTTCATTCGTGGGCAGATTTCGTCCGACCTGAAGTACGTCGAGCACTCCGGGAAGGGCATTGAAGCCGGCGCGAAGGACCTTGAACTGCTTGTCGAGCGTATGTCTACGCTGGGCCTGAACATGCTGGTACGCAAGCAGCCGGGCGGCGCAAGCGCAACTGCGACCGCGCGCACCCTTGATCAATCCGAAGCCGACAGCCCGTTGGCGATGTTTGCCCGCGAGCTGGAAAACGGTCTGGAGACAATGCTGGACTATTTCGCTGTTTTCATGGACTACGGCGAGGATGCCGGCGGCACCGTTGAATTGTTCAAGGATTTCAGCCTGACGCAGCGCGATTCCGAAGACATCAAGGAACTGGGCAACATCCGTGCCCGTATGGATATCAGCCAGAAGACATACTGGCAGGAACTGAAGCGCCGGAACCTACTGTCCGACGATTTCGACGCCGACACGGAAATCGACATGCTCGATCTGGAGCACCCGGCGGGCACGAACCCGGGCATCACGGAAGAAGAGCTGGAAGCCGGCAACGCCGTCGGCGACGTGGCGGGCGAGGCCGAAGGTCACACGCATACCTTGCAAGGTAACGGCTTTACCAATATAGTAGACGGACATCGGCATACATGGGAACCGACCGGTACAGAAACAAGCGAAGCTTCGGGGCACACGCACCCGCTGGGCGAAGCGGACATCGAACCGGACACGGGTAACGCCGACACTGAATAAAGGACCGGAAAATGCCAACTAAAACAGCGGCGGAACTGATTCAAGACGATGTCATAGAACAGGACATCCAACTGGCACGCGTTGACGCCGGTCTGCAACGACGGATCGACGCACGCTTGGATCAATTGGGCAAGGACCTTGCCGCACTGGCGATCGACATCGACGTGAACGGAGCGCAGCGCAAGGATGCGCGGTGGCGTCGCATGCTGAAATTAAATAAGGAATCGCGGGAACTTATCCGCGTAGCTTATTCCGATATCGCCGCATTGACGAGGAAAACCCTTGTAAACGTGGCCGATGCGGTATCTACCAACATGGCTACATCACTGGAAGCGAGCATACCGTAATGTATAATGACGAAATCGAAAAGGTTATCAACGATATACCGGTACCACTTGAAACCCTGCTGACGGAAATCCCGGCGCGCGAATGGTTACGCGTGGTACAGATCAGCGCGACAGCACGGTTCAAGGAAACCAAGCAGAAGACAGCGCGGGCGTCGTATTTCCACGATATTTCTGTGCTGGCCGGGCGTTACCTTAGAATTCTGAAGTCGTAATGGCAAAGGATATTCGCTTCACGTCGAAGGAAATCGACGACTTTACGAAAAAAGCACTGGCCGACGACGTCCTGATCCAGGGCGCGCGGCCGTTGTCGTGGTGGAAGAAGCAGTCGAACGACCTGCATTCGAAATTCATGAACGAAATGCGTACCAGCATCGAGAACGGCGAATCCGTTCAAAAGGCCGCAGTTCGCGTGCGCGGGGGCACGGTCGACGGGGTTCAAGTTCCGGGCATCATGAAGTCAGCGAAGGCGCAGGCGGCGACTTTGTCCCGTACGGCCATTAATAAGGTATCGAACGAAGCCCGCATCGAGTCGTTCGCGGCAAATAGCGAAGTCGTCAAGGGCCTGAAGCAGATCAGCACGCTTGACAACCGGACGTCGGTTACCTGCATCGCGTACGACAATCAGACATGGGAAAACACTCCGGAGCACAAACCAATCGAGCCGACAACCCTGCCATTCAACGGCGGACCACCGCGGCACTTCAATTGCCGGTCGACACTGGTCGCCATTCTGAAGAGCTGGAAGGAACTGGGCATCGACGCGAAGGAACTTGAAGAATCGACCCGGGCGAGCATGGACGGGCAGGTACCGGCTGACACCACCATGGACGCATTTCTGAAGAGCAAAGGAAAGGCGTTTCAGGACAGTATTTTAGGCAAGGTCAAGGCGCGCCTATGGCGCAGCAAGAAATTATCCTTGCAGCAACTGGTCGACTTCCGCGGTAACCCGCTATCGGACGAAGAATTACTGAAACTTGCGAAAAGAGCAAGGACAGCGGCCGCAGCAGCAACGGCAACCGCCGCAGCGCCGGCACCGAAGGCACCGGTCGACGTACCGAACGAGCCCAAAGAATCAACACGCTGGCAGCGTACGAGCTGGGACGACGCGCCGAAATATGTCACCGATGCCGTGAACAAGTCGCCGCCACTGAGCGCGGTAACCAACAAAAACGACGGGGCGTACTTCCTGCCCGGCAAAAAGGTTATCAACATGCCGAAGGAAGGCGGTCCCGCGACTTCGCTACGCCGGCAGGGCACTTGGCGGCACGAATACGGACACCACTTGGATAGGGAATGGTCCGAGAACCTGACGGATGCAACGAAAAAGGCTTCCAGGCGGCACATAAGCGCGTCGCCAGCGTTCAAGAAAGCCATGGCGGCGGACACCCGATCGGTCAACAAGGGCGCAGGGGGCAAGACTCCCAGCGTTGCGCACGAAGCGACGACCGAAGTATTCGCGGATCACCTACAAAAAACCATGGATCAGGGGACCGGGTACCTTGATAAGCAGTTGAAAAAGCACGGCTTGTCGTACAAAGGCATGCGCGACTTGCATCGGAAGCACATGGATGATAGTGTAGACAGTAAGAATGATATAGTTATGCGCAACAAAATGGTAAAACTGCTGGCGGCTATCGAGACAAAGAACGCGCAGTTCTACATTAATCAGTTGTGGGAAGGCGGGCAGTACTTCCAGTCCGGCATGGCAGGGAAAATAGCCGACTATTACGGTTCGATCACGCTGAACCGAGTCGGGTACGGACACTCGAAGAGCTACTACAGCGCCGGCATATACAAGCGGACGACTGAAGCATTCGCGAACGCATTCGCCATACTGGGCGGCGAGCCCGGTTGGCAGAAAGTCATTCGAGCGCTGGGCCATGACAAGTTTCTGAACATGGTCGACGACTTAATTAAAAATGGTGGCAAGGTATGAGCAAACGATTAAATGAACTGATGACAGACTACGTTGCAGCGTTCGGTGATTACCCGACAATATCCGGGTTATCAGCACCGCAGGCAGAAGCGCTTATGGAAGCCGCGCTGGAATCCGGCAAGGCAATGCCCGACGTACCGCTGGGACCGAAAGACGCCGAAGTCTGATAATGGACGACTTTACCCGTCGCCGGCACGAAAACAAACCCGACTACGTCGTGGATATCACCGCGACCGGCGTTAAATTACCAGACGGCACGATCGGCTGGCGCATGACAATGACCATTCCGCCCGAAGTGGGCAAAGCTAACCCTGAAATCCATAAACCCCTATGGTGGGCCCGCGTTTTAACAGACTGGGCTTCTGAGTTCATCAAAAAAGTAAGCTAATCCGACAGCAGTGTAAAATAAATCAACTTTTTTTCGCCAAAGGGTTGATTTTCTATGTCCCGATTTCCTATAATATTACAGTACGCTATAAATTTAGCGGCTAATCCAATTAAATTACATCACCGGGACGGTAAAAAATTATGAGTCTGAAACCATTTGTTGAATCACTGGAAGGCGTCGCCGAAGCACTACAGGGCGAATATGTTGAAG